AGGATCGCAAAGACCCGGCGAAGGAGCGGATTGAATAGCTCCGTGGTGAGACGCGCAAAGGTCGGGGAAAACTGGATGAGCTTCTCGCTGGCTCGCTCGGCGACTTCGCGGGCGGTCATTTGTTTTTGCAACTGCGCGAACATTTGGAACAAGTCCACATGGAAGGCTTCGTTGATCGCCTTGCGTTTCTGCTCGGCCCGCTCGACGCCGATGTCGTATCTCCCGTTGGTTCCCCATTCCCGTGGAGTTGCGTTTGGATTGTTCGGATCGAAATAGGTCACGCCCCCGGCGCGGAGGTCGATATCTCCATCGAATCCGGCAGGGATCAGAATGCGAGGGAACGCATGAATCTCGGCGAGCGAGTCGAGTTGCTTTTCAAGGAAGTTGAGTTGCTTGCATTCCGGCAGCGCGGTCCACGATGGCGAGTAGCCGTAGCACTCGGAGTTCTTCCATTTCAAATATCTCGTCACGAAGAATGGTTGCTCATCGAACCCGGAGGACAGGAAGACATGCTTGCTGGCCTTGTCTACATACACGCTGGCGTAGGGTTTGTTCTCGGCGTCTCGCTTGCCTTGCTCGATCTCACCCGGACCACGGGGAGCGATCAAATGGACGCAGGAAAACTTGCGGTTGGAGTTGGGCTTCTCCAGTTCCTTCTTCATCGAGTCGGTGAGGTTCTCCACGCCGAACTTGAGCGCGGCCTGCCGTGCGGTCATCTCATACTCGCGGGAGAGCGTGTCCACATAGCCCTCGTCATCCTCGGAGATCGCGAACGATCCGAGATCGAGCTTCGTGAAGTTGAGCGAATTGTTCTTCCCGCCTTCCACAAGAATCGCCGCCGTGCCGAATGCACCCCTGTCGAGATAGAGTTCGTGAATCTCCGTGTAGAAATTACTGCGAGAAAGTTCGGCCTGCATGACCTCGGTGCAACGCTTGAACCATTGCTCGATCTCGTCCTCGCTCTCCATCGCCTTCGGTGGTTCCAGCGAAAACCACCGGCTTTCGAGCGGCGTCATCCAACTGAGTTGACCATTGGCCAAGATCATGTTTGCCCGCACGGCGGTGGCGTCGAAAAGTTGCGCCTCGTCTTCGGTGGTGGGCGAGGTCGTCTGTGTAAACATCGTCGCCTTGCGGGGCATCACATACTTCGCAATGTCCTCCCAGAGAGATTCCCATGTGGCCCGCTGATGCACTAGTTCCGCATGGCGCTGCAAAACCTTATCGGCGAGTTCGGGATTTTTGCCGGTCATTTGGTATCAGTCAAAACTGAATCAACCGAGGGTTGAGTAGCCGGTCGTCATGGGAGCCTGCGAGGATTCCCCGGCGAGAATGGATTTCCGCATGCCTTTTCTGCGAAGGGCTTCTTTTGCGGTATCCCCGGAAGGATCGCCTGCATCAATGTTTGCTGCTGGCGCTGGCGAATTCATCGCTCCTTGGCGTCTCATTTCCTCGATTTGAAATTGTTGGGCTGCGGCAGCTTCGGCGCGTTGTTTTTCCAGCAGTTCCATTTGCTGTTGCTGTGCTACTCGTTGCGCTTCGGCTTGCTTGGCGCTCTCTTCTTGAAGGCTTTTTTGGGCTGCGGCTTGCTGGGTGGCCTGCGTCCTCATGTCGGTTTGCTGCTGCTGTGCAGCCTGCTTCTCTTGTTTGCTCGGGCCTTTGCGTCCGCCTCCTCCGAACCACGCTAGGCAGGGTGAGAGGATGGGGTTGATTTCGTGGTCAGTAAGTCGCATCGCTTTTGGAGTTTTTGGGTTTCGTAAACTCGGAGCGGGCGGTCTCGCCGACTCCATGCGATGTAGGGGAGACGATACGGAGCGAAGTTGCAAGGGTTATTTTGACTGATACCACTATATATAGTGATCAGCCAGCAGTTCTGACACAACCTGTGGTATGTGTGGGCGGCATCGCGCCAGCGTTCCTCGGGGTCGTGAATATCCACCGGGCGGGCGAGCATGAAGAAGTCCTCGGTGTTGATGACCACACCATTCCAAGCGGTCAATTCTACCTCCTCGGAGAAGGATCGCGGCTGCGGGTAGCGCCGGTAGAGGTCGATGATGTGGAGTTCCAGTTCGCGTTTCACCGCCGCACCTTCCCGAATCCTCCGCCTCGGAATCCTGCCATGACTCTGGTGGGTTCGTGTCGCTCGGCCTTCCGTGGGATCGCGCTGCGGTCGATGACCATCCCGCGCTTGATAGCCTGGTGCGAGAGACTGAACGCATCGCAGAAGTGACTGCTCCAATCATGCACCGGCACATCCTTGATCGTCACCCCATCGCGCTCCTCTTTGGAATGGTAGGCGTCGAGAGCCTCGATGCCATCCGCGCAACCGGCCTCGTTGATGTGAATGCGTGGGAACGCATCGTTGGCGAGGTTGATTCCATCCCACACCGAAATCTGCCGTGGCACCGGCACCACGCCGGTCAGTCCGCTGCGACCGAGCGCCTCTTGCCAGAGTCCACCCACTTCCGCTGCGGCATCATGCGGGATGTAATGCCCCCCGTAGCCGTATTGGCGATCCTTAAGCCGTGCCGCCCAATCCGCAGGCGTCTTGCACTCGTCGGACCCGGAAAGTGATTCCAGATAGTTGATGCGGTCGCCGACCATCTGCCATATCCAGACCTTCTGGTTGAGCGGAGCGCCGACATCCCATGAGGTGTAGACCGGCAGTTCCTTGAACCACAGGATGTCGTTGGTGACCCGCTTCTCGGCGCGGGCCTTTTCCAGACTGCGAACATAGATCGCGCCCGGGCGACCGATGTTGAACGAGCATTCGTATTCCTGTTGGTAGGCATTTTCCGTGGTCCCGCGCCGGATGTCGGCGAGTTCCTCCTCGGGAATGATGTTCGACTCGCTCGCCTTGAGCATGAGTGTGAACCAGTCGTTGTCCGCGCAGGCGCGGTTCCACATCTTCCAAAAAATGTTTCTTCCCTTGGGCGTTCCCACCCATGTCGCCCAGCCTTGGTAGTCGGTGAGTGTGGGCCGGATGACATTGTCCCATGCCGCTGGGTCGAGGTCGGCGGCCTCGTCCATCACGACCCCATCGAGATAGATTCCGCGAAGGCGCTCGTAGGCTTCGCCCGAGTAGAGCCGGATCGTGGCCTCGTTGTGGAAGGTGATCGCGAGATCGGCCTTGTTGATCACCACCCCGGGGATTTGCGAGGTGAACTGGACAAGGTATTTCCAAGCGATGTCTTTCGCCTGCTCGCGGGTCGGAGCCACATAGGCGTAGCGCAGCGGCGGTCCGCTGCGCTTGTGCGAGAGCGCCTTGGCGATGAGGTCTTGGATGCAGACGAACGATTTCCCGGCGCGGCGATGCAGCACCATCACCGACCAGCGTTGCGTCCGGTGCAGGTAGCTTGCCAACTGGGGGCGCGGGATAATGTCGATGTTAATGGCCACCGATGCGGATGTTGATGTCCATGGCCCCGGCGACCTCGATCTTCTCCGGTTCGTTCCATCCCATCGCCTTGGCGAGCATCTCGCCATACTTCGCGCAGGTCGCCGATTCCGGCGGCATTTCCATGAACCGCTCGCGGAGTGTTTCGAGATAGGTCTCGCGTTTGTAGGTGAGTTTCGCCTCGGATTTGGCGCGGAGTTCGTCCACCCGGTTGCTGATTTCAACATTTTTCAACAATCGCTCACCTCCCTGTCCGGCTCCTTTTTCCGAGTAACCGGCGCGGATGTAGGCTTGCGTGAGCGACAATCCGCTCGCGACACCTTGGCAAAACGCCTCTTGTTTCGGGTTCAATTTCATAGGGTTGATGGTATCAGTCAAAATTGATCTTGACAAGTATTGGGAATCTCCCCCTCATACTCCCCCTGTGGTTGTTATTTCGATGTGAGTCATTTCTTCTTTCTTCGTTTTGACTTTGCTTTGGACAAAGAGGATTTCGACACTTTCTGGATCGTCGTCCGGGATGAGTTTCGCGTAGCGCAACTGGTCGATGAGCGGCTTGCAACCGCCTGCATAGTTGTCTGCATCAAGTAGGCGAATGGATTTTCTTTCAATGCGGAGTCGAGTGCGCGGCGGGCGCGGACTTTCTCCTTTTGGAGTGTCGTCCAATGCTGGCCGAGGAGCCGGTTGAGGCTGGGCGTGAGGTATCCCCGCAGTTGAAGAGTGAGTGAACACTCCCGGGCTGGATTCGGTGTAGCCGAGTTGTCTGAGTTGCTCATGGGTCCAGTTCATCGTTTTTTTCGCTCTCGCAGCATTTTTATGATTTCGGGGTATTTCGCCGGGTAGAATGCCGCGTCTTTGATTTTGTCCGCAGGTAAATCCATCGTGGAGCAGACTTGGCTGAACGCTCGGTTCTTAAAAAAATGCCGAGCCGACCGCCGAGCCTCCACCATGATCGCCCGCTGGTGTTTGGATTTGTATTTCTGGCGATTCCAGATGTCCTCGACCGCCTGCAAGATGATGTTGCAGGCTAAGTCGCGGACCCCTTCCAAGTGGTAGTCTTTAGAAGGAGATTTCGTCATCGGAGGCGCGGGCGGCGGCGAGGCGTTCGTTGAGCGTGGCCAGCCGGTCGCTGGAGAGCGGCTCGGTTTCCCGTGGTTTGGATTCCAGCGGGTTGAGCCATTTGATCTTGTGGCGAAGTTGGCCGTTGTATTCCTCGGCCTCGACCGTGATCCGGCACTTCTGGCCGAGAAACGGCGACTTGCCAGCGTCCAGCGATTTAATGTCCCACTCGCGGCCAAATGCCTGGTCGAGCGTGTCACAGGTCCGCTTGGTTGCCTTTTCGGTGAGCCAGCCCTGCCAGACGATTTCCCGTCCATGCTGGTCGCTATCCGGGTCATCGATGAGGAGCGGCACTCGGATAAAATCCGTGCCGGTCTTCGTCTTGCCCAGCCACCCGTTGCCGGGTTGCTTTACTTTCGCGATGTATTTGCCTTCGGCGGTCACATAGCGGTTTTGTTTTTCTGCGAGTTCGTGTGTTGTTGTCATGTTGTTTGGTTGTTGTTGTTCGGGGTATCAGTCGAAACTTCGTTTTTATGCGTTGATAATTTTCGTAAACTCCGATAACCGCCGGAGGATCGGCTCGCCGCGATCCGACGAGAGCATTTTTCTGAGGTCGCCCTTGGCGGCGTTGGCCGTCCAGATCACCGGCAATTCATGGGAGGATCGGTGTTCCAGCAGGTCGAAGAGTTCCAGTTCCGACCTCTCGGTCATCTTCTGCTTGCCGAGGTCATCGAGCAGTAACACCTTCGTCCGGCGGCAGCGGGTCAGCGTGTCCTCGGCCAGCGCCTTGGCCTGCGGATTGTCGTGGAATTGATCCGCGCAGGCTTTCGCGAATCCCGTGGAGGTGATGCCGTAGACTCGCAAGTTCTCAAAATGCAACCGCTTCAGCAGTATCCACGCCGCTCGCGTCTTGCCGCAGCCCGCTGGACCGACGAGACCGAGGCCGACCGGATTAAAACGCCATGCCTCGCATTCGCGCAGAAAGGCCGCTGGAATGCGTCCGAGGTCGCTTTCGCGGTAGAGTGGAGGGCAGAGGGCATGGAACGCCTCCTGCCGCCTCTCCTGCTCCTCTGCGGCCTGCTCCTGCTGGAGCTTCTCGATCCGCTGGAGATCGCACTCATCGCAGAGGATTTTGATGTTTGGGAAAATCCGGAGCAGATCGTCCCCCGGCACCGGCACCGAGTTGTAGCACGACTCGGTCGCGCAGCATTGGACGGTTACCATTGCTCGACCTCCTCGACCTTGGCAGGCGCGAGCGCCGGTTCCACCTTGTTAAGCCAGTTGATGACAAACTGCCGGGTTTTCTTGCGCCCCGGGCGGGCGAGGAGCCACGCATCCATTTTGCGGGACTCCGCATCGACATCGATGCCCGGATAGTGCCGCCGCATCTCGGCCCAGAACTCCTCATCAAGCAGGTAGGGCTTTTTGCGATCAGCGCCTACTTCTTCGTTAGAAGAAGTAATAATTGAAGATGAAGATGAAGAAGAAGAAGAAGGGGTTGGTTTTTGCTTAACCTCGGTGGATAAGCAAACGCCAACCTTCGGGTTATCCTTCAAGGTTGGGTTGCCGCCGAGGTGACCACACGCAGCCCGCTTATTACGAAGCTCTTCGTCCCGAATCATTCGGCGCGAAAAGATCACGCCCTCCTCGTCGGTCTCGAAAACGCCAGCCTCGGCGAGTTCTGCCAGACACCCTTCCGTTTCCTCCAAGGTTAGCCCGCACATACGAGCAAGGTTGGGTGCAAGGATAACCTTATGGTTAACCTTGAGGTAACCATAGGGTGAACCTTCATGCATGAAGCAAAGGATATCCATCCAGAGTCCGCGAGCCGCCGCGCTACAAGACCGCAGCCCTGTGTCGCGCAGCCAGTCGCCGGGGTAGAATTGAAACGCAGGGCGCTTAGTCATTTGAGTTCCTCCCAAAGAGTTCTGAATGCTCGCTCGGCTGTTGCTGGGACGACTCCGTTGCCGAGGAGTCGTAGTTCGTCGGTGCGATTGTCACAGGAGACTTGCAGCTCGGCATAACCCAGCCCACCGGCAGTCCCATCAGCGTCTCGACCCAGCGAGGGTTGAGCTTGCCGGGGTTCTGCCTGCTCAATGTCACTTTGCC